CAATTTTTACATAAAGGTTTTGCTAATATACACTTCCATTTTAACTCTATAGTAAACTCACTTTGATTTGTCCCACATCCAGGACCACCCCCATTACAATTACATTTCTTACAACTATTTGAGCCCGCACCACATGAAGTATAAGTACTATTACATACACTACTGTAACTACTACTACAAATAGTTACACCTACTACTCTAAAACAATATTTTAAGTTAAATCCACATGGTATTCTTACTTGACAAATACCTGTCACTAACCCATTAATAAGATTTATTATACCATTTATTATACCTACTAAATTCCCAAATAAAGTTAAAAGAAAACAAATAATAGTATATAAAACATTAATGTTAGTATCCATTCTGTTGGTAGGGAACTTATTAACCCCTGCACCCTCAATAATATCTTTAATACCAGTAAAATTTCTATTTTCGTCTCTTTGGTTGGATTGATACCTCCCAATAAACTGTTTAACACTATAAACTTTTTTCCATCTAAAAGTATAAAATTCTTCTAAATAATTATATTGATTCCCAGTGTCTGCGGAATAAGGTGTGTTTTGTGTGAAGGTTGATAATTGTTGATTTATCTTATATGGATTTCCATCACTTAATTCATCTGCATCGTAAACACCAAATTTATAATTTCCAGTTAAATTAGGAACTAAAAAATTAGCCCTTTGTCTTAATCTTTTATCTTGTGAAGTAGCGTCCATACTAATTCTAAACCTAAAATCTGCTTCAGTAGCAATCCCTTTTATTCCATCAGGGCTAGGCACTAAATTACCAAATTCATCCGTAACTACTTTTCTTAAATTCATAGGTAATTGTATTGCCCAATTACCATTATCATCTATAATATCTTTTTCTATTTCAAATTTATCTATATCCCCATCTGGTGTTCTATAAATTGCCTCAATATCCCCACTACTAGTTATTAATTCGTTCATTTGACCCATTTTCTTTCTAGGCCTACAATTTTTATTTAGTGAATCTTTTTCATCATCACTAAAAATACTACCAAAAAACATTGCGGTAGGTATTAATTCTAAACTATCAATATTAATATCTTCTCTAGTAATCCCTATAATTCTACCTGTACTGAGACTGTCACACCAAAAAGGCTCTACAGTAATAGGGACATTGGCACTTATGATTTGGGCAAGACTATCAATATTTCTACTACCTTTATATTTAAAAGGTGACTCAAACAACTCTTTACTAAACCCTTGATTAATTAATTCGAAAGGTCGAGCAGATATAAACCCAATATCACTCACATCCATATCATAGTGTAATACCTGTTGTCCTGTAGGTACACCAAATAAAATAAAATCACCGGATTCATTAGTTATTGTAGTATATTTATAATATCTATCAAAAATCTCTAAACTAGTTTTGTCATCTAAAACTGCAGATTTAGAAGGAAATGTCCCTACAGGGGTGTGATTAAAATTTTGTTGGGTATCTGGTAATAAATTATATCTAATACCATTAACATTTTTTTCGTCTTTATTAGTAGACTTATAAGGATATATTTGTTTAAGAAAGCCGTCATCCGTATCTCTAGGAATAAAAATAGAGACTTTTACATTAGGTACACCAAAACCATTATTAATAATTACTCTACCCGCAACAACACCATAATCAGAACAGAAATTATTATAAACATCTGACTGTTTAATCTTTAAACTTAAAATTTCAAGGAGATCAAAATCTTGTTTAAGTTCAACTTTAATGTATTTATCATCTCCATTGGGAGTTGCTTTTATTCGAATAGGTTTCGACATATGTTTTATTCTTTCGTCTCTTCATTATTTTCATATACTTCAAATTCCATATCCTCTTGTGGTTGATAATTTTCCGACTTATAAACTGTTGTTGTCGCAAATTCTTTTTCTCTCTTTTCTATTCGTTTTCTTGCAATATACGACCCATATTTATGAAGTAAATTCTTACCCCAATTAGTAACTTTCTTTTGTAAAATAATTAATTTACTTGGGAAAAAGAATTGGAAAAATAATTGTATAATTAATACACTAATCACTAAAGGAACGGCTAATAATAAAACACTAAATACGACTATCTTTAATAAGATATTAAGTTCACCAAAATTACCATTTGCAACAGAATCAGGTAATAATTTAATATAATTATCATCCGTTACTATGTCTTTTTGTTTTGTTTTTTGATTTTCTTTTTTACATGTATCACATCCCATAACTTTTCTTTTTTATTTAAAACTAATTCATTTTCTCTAAAAGTAACTATTTTATTACTTAAATCTTACTTTAATGTCTTTATTGGGATATTTTATTTCAAACATAGCATCTGGTTCCCCAAATAACGTATAATCATTTGATATATCAATTTCTTTAGTTGCATCATCAGCATAGGGTTGTGAGATTTCATTTAACGAATATTTATTATTTTCATTAACTTTATTAAACACTTTTAATTCAGTCACATTTAATACCCCACCCACATTATTAATATTTTCAATGAGTTGTGCTAAATATACATTATCTCCCATATCCCACTTATTAATATCAAAATATTTATTTACAGACTCTATTACATCCGTCATTATTTCACCTTTAGGTGTGGATTTATCCGTATAAACCGATATTTCGAAACCTAAATTAATAATTCTACCGTCTTTTATGGTGACATAATCATTTACCATTCTAAAATCTGCTAAATATTCTGCAATATTATCTTTTAAGGTGCTAGTAGAAGTATTACTTAATTTCCCACTTTCATTTAGTGCCAATATCGTTACATTTATTTTATTTCTTTGCTCCCATATCCCAGATCTAAAAGGTACCCCAAATTTACCAGGCATTAATGTTATTCTACTTTGATAATCTTTTATGGTTACACATCTATTTTGGGAAGAAAAATTATATCTTACTAAATTTCTTATTTCATTTAAAGAAGGTTGTTCTTTACCTCCAATGGCAGGTAATGGGTTATTAACAGTTAAAGAATTTTTAACGTTTTGGTTAATTGTTGAATCATCTCCATTAACTTCCATAAACACATCTCCTACACTTTTTAATATATTAGGTCCCACATTACTATTTGCACCCCCACCAACTCTATACTTCACAAACATAGTTCGGTTGGGTACTGGGATGACACCTAATGAGTTATTATTAACAAAGTCCCCTATTTTATCAATTTGTCCTCTACACCCAATAAAATCATTTAATTCTGAAGTATCTATTTCTCCTCCACCAAAAATTATTTTACAAAATCCATTATCCGTAAATTCTTTTATAAACCGTTGTGGTGCATTTTTCCATCTTCCAGGAATTATACCACTATTATCACTTATAATATTAGGGTCTTGTATAAAAATTTCTGCCTGTGCTAAAGCGTCCACTTCGAAAAAATTATTATCAAAATCAGTATATTGTCTTAATGTTGGTGGTGTAGTTAGATTTGTTCCTTCTAAGGTGATTACATTTTCTATCGAAAGGACATTTTGTTCGGGTAAAAATACCTCTAAAAATGGTTTATAATCTTCTCTACTTAATACTCTTTTATAAACTTTAGTTGTTCCATTGAGTACTATCTCTTGTTTTATTATTTTATAACTATCAATCCCACCCGCAGCATTTCTATTCGGTATTATTTTTCTATTAGGTATACCCCCTGTGGTGAAAGGAGAAGAAAAATCTATATCTTCCACTGTTTCAAATATTTTACCACCCCCAGTAACTTGAGTTCCCTTAAAAAGTAAGGGTGCATAAGTTTGATCAGCTTTATCCCCTCTAGTGTTATCTACGGGGACAGTAACCTCAAAATCCACTAATGTTATACTTGGTCTGTTACCGGGTACATTTACCCCAAAAGTTCTAGCTAATTCTAAAACAGAGGATCGTTCCTGAGCATAATTAATTTGAGTCTCATTAAACATTCTGTCAGTATTAAAAGATAACATATCACCTACCGCAGCATTTAATTCCAATAACATCATACCTACAGAAGCGTCATTAAAATCTGAAAACACTTCAGGGTAATATTGTTTTACAAACCCAATTAATTCTGTCCTTACTTGGGCAAAATTTCTACTATTATAATTTATTTTCTTTTCCATATTTAAAATGTTAATTCAAGCACATCTGAGGAAGAAAATGTACCTTCTACTACGGTATACTTTAAAACCACAATAATTAATTCCTCAATATCATTATTTTTAAATTCAATACTATCCACAACTAAATTAGGTATGTATCTTTTTATTGTTTCGTTAAGATTATCCTTTATTTCATTATGGGTGATATTGTCATTTGGTTGAAAAATGAATTTCCTTAAGTCACTACCAAAATCAGGCATATATAACCTTTCACCTTTATTAGTCAATAATAAGTGCATTAAATCTGCCTTAATAGCTTCCTTGTCAGTGTTATTTAATTTAAAATAAAAACCTTTCTCACTATCCTTAAAAGGGAAATCAATATTTATATATCTTATATCTGCCATTTGTATATAAATATTCTACAATAAATTTTTTAAAAGAAAAGTATAGATAAAAAAAAAGGTATCTAATTAGATACCTTTTATATAATTTATTGGTATGGGTTAAGTTATCTCACATGCACCACCTGCACAAGCTAACTCACCACTAAGATTAGTTTCATCTTTTTCTTCGATGACCTTAGATAAATCTATTTCATTTAAATGTAAAAACATTTTTTCATATTGTTCTTTAGTTATATCTTCAAATGGTGCCTGTACATATGTTCCACCATTATATGGTAACACTGACAATCCATTATAATGGTCTCTATTCTCCCACATCCATTCACCAGCTAATTCCCAGTCTTCATCTTTAAGTGAAATGGTTGCTGATACATTATGAGTATTGGATCCACTATTATGTCCACTTTTTACCCACTGGGTAGCCACTTTCTTCACCCTTTCTAATAAATCAAAAGGAGATTCTGTCCTTAGAATAGACCCTTCGGGTGCTTGTTGTGGTATTGAAATTACTGCGGTATCATGTGATCTAAAATAATCATCCTCAACTAATTCAGGATGATTACTCTGTAAATATTGATAAATTGCCTCATTTTTTCCTACTCTAACTCTTCTAATGTAAAAGTCATTATGCCAAGCATGTATACCTGAAGAAGTACCCAATGTTAATGAGGTAGTACCTGCGGGTTTCACCGTAGTTGTACGTGCAGCTTTATTAATACCTAACAATTTAGCTACCCGTCTATTTTCCTTTTTTACTACTTTTGCCGCTTCTTCCATATCATACCCTAATACTCTTCCTGACCCAATACCTGTCATTGATACACCAATTAATGCATCTTTTTCCGTAGTTTCTTGCCAAATATCTCTTAAATAATGAAAATCAGTATATCCCGCTTGTAATGTTCCTATAAATGCTGCAGCTTTTACTCTGTTATTAAAATCTTCTTGGGATTCAATATTTGAGACATTTACTTCACATAAATTACAGAACTGATAAGGTCTTAATGCAATTTCACAACATGGGTTAGTGCCCCAGTCTTTATCATTATTTAAATAAATTCCTGGCTCACCTGCACCACTTAATTCAACCCTTTTCCATAAATCTAAAAAGAATTCTTTGGTTATTTTATGTCTCATTAAACAAGCTGAGTTATTTGACCTACCTCTTTGGGGATTTGTTTCCCACCAGTTACCAGCTTTACACCCAATCATTTCTTGATCATCTGCACTAAATAAACTAATTAATGCAGCTCTCCTAATACCACCTGCTAATACTGCATCTGCAATATGACAAATAATATCATGTACTTCTAATGTGGATAATTGATCACCATCTTCATGACTTTCTAATATCCCAGTTATTTTTACTACACATTCTTTTAAAGGTTGTGGACCAGGTGCTTTACCACCAGAAGTAATTAATCTC